ATCTTTAAAGGATTACCTGGACTTAGGTTATCTTTGGTTGCAAAGTTTGTTGTCTTAGTGTAATTACTCATGGTTTACCTCTTAGCCTAATTTGCCATCTTTGGCTTGAATTTCAATCTTTTGAATAGAAAACGAAACATTGTTAATTGTAGTTTCATATCCAGTTTGGACAATCTTTCCCGCACCTGAAGCATTGGCTCTTAGTGTTTTAATTGGTACGCCACTTGTGTACTCTGCAATCCCATACTCAGCAGTTCCATATTCGTAACTAGTTTGAGTAGGAATGTAAATATTCTGCGCCTGATAAGCACCAGAATAGTCAAAACCCCACTTAATTGATAAATACTGATTTGATCCACCAATCACAATAGCTGAAATAGTCTTTAAAACCGAAATTTGATTAGGATTTCCTAAGTCAGCATTGTTTGTGTAGTACGCAAATCGGTACGTTAAAGTATCGTCTAAATAGCCACTGTATTTACCGATATACCCATTTTTACCAATATACAAGTCACCATTACGCAAAGAACGCAAGGATGTTGGCGCAATAGAATCCCACTTGGTTACACGGGAAGCACCATCTTGCAAAGATTGCTTAGTATCAAAGCAATAAACTTGGAAAGTAGCTGGTAAAACAAGCAGATAAAAGGCTTCTTTTTCTGAGTAAACAGACTTCAAATTAGCCAATGTTTCGCTTGCCAATGATGAATTTAGGTCAAAACGCACATTCTTGGACAAGTCTCTTAGTGGTGCAGACTTCTCTTGAATAGTCCTCATCAGTGAACGAACACCTGAATCTGACAAGAAAATCACATCAGAGCCAACGCTTTGAATCGTATCCCTTGCAATACACCCAATAGAACCTACTGTATCGCTTAGAACGATTGTTGCGGGGGTAGAAGCACCAGAATAAACAAGAATCTGCTTCTTACCAAAGATAAACAAGAAATCATTGTGCGCTGCCAAGCCCATGACTTCATCAGCACCATTAGGCCATACACGAGATACGTCTAATGATCCCGAAGTTCCACCACCCCATACATGACCCGCAATAAGATCAGAGAAGCTAACTGTCACCTTATCTGTAGATGTATTAGCAACCCACAAGCGACCAAATGCCGATAAGCAAATATTAGCTTGAGGAACTGTGGCAACATAACCAGACTTCTCTGAAATTCTGCGATAAGTAGTTGTACTTATAGTGGGATCATAAATCAATGGATCGTGACCGCTTTGAAAGAAATATGCTATTCCATTTAAAGATGCACATTGCCAATTAGATGCCGTAATGGTAGGAGTAGAACCACCACCACCATAGGTCAATTCAGTAACAGCATTTGAGCCATTGAGCTTAAATATCTTGTTGTTGCCAGCAAACAGAACTGTAAGAGTCCCGTCAGTCTGGACTAATTCATGGATTACTCCAACATCATTAGCACCTAAAGCACCAGAAGATGAGTTAACCCTTGTCCAACCTTTTCTAGCACCAATACGACCATACTGATCTAAGATGCAGTTAGTCGCAACCAAAGCAAAGCCAATACCCAAATCAAGTGGGGATTCTTCAGTGTTCAGGCCATAGAAGCCTGGTGCTGATAGACTATAACTTTGAAGTTGTTTGGACATTACACAGGCTCAAAGTTGTTTTCTATATAGCGAGTGCCTTCCAATGCAATGGCATCTGAGAGCATTCCCTTGAACAAAGCATAGGCTTCAGAAGAGGCAGTTCCTCCATCCTCACCACGCTCAATCAAAGCCCTTGCATAAGCACTTTGGGTAACTAAATAATCTAAAACTTTGACAGATGTTGCATCTGATGAAAGGTTTGCTTGTGGTATAGCCAAGTCAAACTTAACTGTATATACGCCATTAGGAATTGGAAATAACTCTACTATCGTATCTCCATTACCATCAACACCATCAAAGGTAAACTCAGAAGGTATGCCAGTTGATGGAGTGCCAAAGTTCAGTTTGCGATTCATGTCCACAAAACTGATATTTCTTAAACCAATAAAACTTGTTGAATTGATAGCATCATTAACTTGGAACTTCTGACCCGCACCTGTCATTGAATAAGAGTGTGTGTTTGCTGTGGTTGTGATAGTCACTGTCGTGCTAAGAACATTCCAATTAAAAGAGTCTTCAATCTGACGTTTAGCATCATTGACAAACTTGCCAATCAGAGAAGAATAGGTTGTTTCGCCAACAGTAGAGACTGTGCTTTCACGCAAGCGAACTAACACATCGTTAACAAGTTCTAAGTAAGTCATGTTCTCTGTGACCCTTCAATTTCAAATGTTGCAAGTACAGACATTGTTGCTCCCGCTTCAGAAGTAGCACTTATGTAATCACCTTCTTCCATGACAAAATATTGCCCATTTGAGATAAGTGTTAGTGTTGTTCTAGCAGATAAAACTTGCTCACTCACAACTACAATTGTTGTAGCAGTGCTTGCGTCATACCAATTAAAAGAAATATGCTTGCTAGGAGAAGTATTGCAAACGTGCAAGAGTGAACATTTAGCGTAATAGCCAGTTGGTACTGTGTACAGCGTAGTAGCTGTAGCAGCAGTTAGATTCTTACCAACAGATACAGGTCTCACTTCATATTCCTCTTAGAGATCGCTTTAGCCTTAGCTTTAGCGTCTTCCTTGGACGTTGCGCCCCAAGCTCTAAGAGAAAGTAAAAGTCGGGTAGGCTTTCCATCTTTCATCTCAGCTCCTGGCATATTGCCCATGCGTGCTAAAAAGGATGCCCTACGAGGGTTATCTCCCGACTTAACTGGTGGTTTTAAATTTCCACCTGTTTCTGCATTATACGATGCTCTTCCTTTGGCATTCAAGCCCCCCTTGGGGTTTTTTCCTTCTTTTGTTTGCCAAACAGGAGATTTCATTTTTTCTTTGCAGTCTTAGCCGCAGCCTTAAATGCCGCCTCAGTAGGAGCACCTTTAGAACCAACCTTACGCATCTTTTCCTTAGAACCCGCCTTGATGCGTTCTTGTTTGGCATTGATATTAGCGTAAAGACCTTGTTTCATTTCTTTTTCCTCATTGGCTTACTCATGCCAGCTTCAGATAAAGCAATAGCAATGGCTTGTTTTTGATTCTTTACTACTGGGCCTTTCTTAGAGCCAGAGTGCAACATACCCGCACCATACTCTTTCATGACCTTGCTAATCTTAGTTTGAGTTTTAGTTTTTTTCATATTAGTATAAAACCTTTGCTGTGATTGTTCCAGTCACATAGACTGTGCAATTAGCTCTTAAATACTTAGGCGCATTTGCCACAGTAACAATGCCATCACCAGTTAAGGATGTACCAATCGTTGAATATGTTACCCCGTCAAGACTTCCTTGCAAAGCAACAGTAGCACTTGTGATGCCTGAGACTTGTAGAAATGCGGGTTGACCTGGGTCGACTTGAACTGCAGTTGATGCACCAGTTGCAGTAACGGCATTCAAAAGAGTAATTGGAGAAGCTAATGACATTATTTACCCCTTGTGGATTTTTTCATCATATTAGTAGCAGTACGACCACCACGAGTGGGCATTGCTTTAGGCTTACCAATAGCAATCATTATTGCTAAAGGCATACCTTTTTTGGTATCTTTTTTAGCCGTTTTAGGGCTAGACATCTTGGTTTCTTTTCCATACATCATGGTTTTTCCTTCGTAATAGGCCCGCCAGCTTTCCACGCATCACAAGTACGGGCGGCAGCACAAGTGAATTGAAATAAGTCGCAATAGCCGAGATCAGCGGCTTTAATGAAATTTTGGTCATAAGATAATTCTCCTTCTACCTCATCCTTTTCTAAGCCAACAAAGATGCACTCCATCATTTTAGGTGTTTGGATAAAGGCGGCACAGTTACCACAACGCATACCCATGATTTCTTCTGTGGGAGCGTTATACATCTTCGCTTTTTTCAGCCAAAACGCATCATTTGGTTCATTTGGATTAGGCGGGCCATATCCAAAGTTCTTAAAGGCATTGTTTCGGTTCTTCAGATTGACTGAAATATCTTGTGTTGCAATAGGACAAGTAACGCCAGTTAGTAATTTCATTTCATCACCTTTGTAGCTACAAATGAAATAAAACCACCTATTACAGAGGCGATAGCCATTCCAACAAAGAAGCCACCTTTTGACCTATTTGCCATCTCTAAGAGAGCTTTAATGTCATCTCTCATAGCAGATACTTCAGCCTGTAAAGCCTCAACTTGAGCTTCCAACTTGCCAAATTCTCTTGGATCAATCTCTGACATTTGAAACCTCTTTTTTTGGTCTGCCTAACTTTGGTTTGTCTTCCTTTGGAGTTTCCTCAACAAGAACATATCCTTGATGATCTTTCATGCTATCAATATCATGTTGATAGGTAAAAGTGACTTCAGTACCAGACTGTAAACATCTAAAAGTAGCCATAAAAACTCCAAAAAAAGGGGGGTTTTAGCCCCCTTTTATTAGTTGATTGGACGACCAATCATCAACTGCAAGGTTGTAGATGCTAAGTCAATAGAACTACCAGTTGGATTGATAGAAACGATAGTCACTGTATTAGCGGCTGAAACGTATGCTCTGCGCATAAGACCTGCTTCTGATACAAGAATTGACATACCGATAACCATGTCACCCAAAGCAACGCCAGGCACTGTTACTGTATCAGTAGTAGTAGCTGTTGTTGCAATAGATGCTGTATCCAAAGTGCATGAAACGTCCCAAGTGTCTGTAAACAAACCACGGAACTGGTCAGTACCCCTACGGGAAACGACTGCTGTTGCTGCTGCCATAATAAATCTCCTTGATGTAAAAAATCCCCCCACCGATTAAGGCGAGGGGAAAAGGCAACTATTAGGCTGGAACTGCTAACGCAAATGCGCTAGAAGACAAAGCTGCACCAGTTGTAGCGGCTGTACGCATGGCTTTCACGCCATACAGAGTGTCAGATGTAAACAGAGTAGCGAGGTACTCTTGTTTGTACTGAGTCTGTGAACGAACACCAACTTGTTCAACCAGAACCATAGAATCCTTGTGACCCATCAAGCAGATACGATCAGCACCAGAGTTACCAGCACCAAAATCAGCATTGCTAGATGTAAACACAGGAAT